GTATAGTTATGTATAGTATGTAGGGTTTTTTAGAAAGTATATAAAGGAAAGAATTATATAGGGGTTATTGAAAAATGGTCAAAACTATACATAACTATACATTGTCGATTTTAGGAATTATAGTTTTTTTAACAATTTGGCAAGTTTTTTCTTTTTTTTTAAATAATCCTGCAATTCCGTCTCTTGATAAAATTATAAATTCTTTCATTGGCATTATTTCAGGGCAAGAACTTATCAAACATTTAACGTCTTCCGTAATTCTTGTGTTTTATGGTATACTTATAGCGACCATTGGAGGAAGTATAATGGCGGTGTTAAGTTATTGGTCTAATTCCATTTATAGAATGTTTAATATTATATTTGATTCTTTTCGTAATGTTAGTGCTATAACTCTATTTCCTTTGTTAATTGTTTTATTGGGGTTAAGTGATGCGCCTCGTATCTTTATTATTATTTGGACTTCATTTCCCGCAATCTTTTTATCTCAATTAAAAGGTTTGCGTTCGATTTCAAGAGAAGTTATAGAAGCATCGGAGAATGTCGGTGCTACTAAACTTCAAAAAATGTTTTACATAATCTATCCACTTGCCTTACCTGACCTAATGACTGGTATAAAGGTAGGAATAAGTGGTGGATTTATCTCGCTTGTTGTGAGCGAGATGTTGGGTGCTACGAGTGGTCTTGGTTTTATGATATTGTGGGAAACCAACTCATTCAAATATCCAAATGTATATGCATATATCGTAATCGTTGCGTTAGTAGGTCTTTCCTTTAACGTGATATTCGATATGTTCATTAAACGATTAAGAGAGGAGGTATAAATTCAATGAAAGTTAAATCTCTAATCGTGATTGCCGCAACGCTATTAGCGTCTTGTGGTTCAACCGAAACTCCATCGGTTGTAAAATATGTCGGTCTTAAAGTATATGACCCTGTCTATATTGCTATGGACAAAGGATACTTTGAGGACGAAGGAGTAGAAGTCGAGTTAGTTGATGTCGTTGCTGGTGGTGCTACTGCTGTTCAAATGGTCGCAAGTGGTCAAGTTCAGGGTGCATTAGTTTCAACAATGGCAAAGATTAACGCAGTCAGTGGTTATCTACCGATTATCGGCGTTGCTGATATTCAATCGGAATTTGAAGATACGCCATTAGAAACATTCTTCGTTCGTGCCGATAGCAATATTAATACAATTCAAGATTTAGTAGGCAAAAGAATTGCTATCAATTTAGTTAAGTCGTCTTTCCACTATACTTGGTTAAAGGCATTAGAAGATGCAGGAATTGCAGAAGATGCCGTAACATTTGTGTCCCTTCCTTTTGCTCAACAAGAAGAAGCATTACTTCAAGGTAGCGTAGATGCTATTGGTTTAATCCAACCTTGGACTAAGAGAACTCGTGATAAGGTCGCTCAGGTTAAAACCTTTATGACCGGTTATGATGTTTTTGGAGCAAAACAATTCTGCACAATCTTTATTAACTCCGTGTGGGCAAATACTGATGAAGTAAAAGCGACAAAATTCGTAACTGCTTTATCTCGTGTTGCCGAGTTTGTGAAAAACAATCAACAAGAAGCAAAAGAAATCGTTTCTAAATACACCGGTATCGCTGTGGAAGATATTGATGACTATAAGTTCCAAGATTTTAATAAAGTTATTATTGAAGACGCACAATATTGGTTGGATTGGATGATTGCTCGTGGCGAAGTTCGTGCCGATATTACTGTCGAACAAATCGTCACCAATCGTTTTAACCAAAATATCGCCTAAAACCTGTAAAAACAGCATATAGGCATTAAATGTAATTTATAGACGTTTATAGAGGGTTTAGGGGGTAGTCCCTATATCCCCCCTATCCACCCCCTAAAACGTCTGTAATGACCTAAAAATAGGGTTTAAATACACGTCAATACCCCTTAAATACCCAAAAATGACGGAAAAAGAGGTAAAATTATGAAAATAGAAAAGGTATTACTCAATACCATAAAAAAATTAGCAGTTAATGTGAGATACCACCCTGAAGCACAAATCAAACAATTAGCAAGAAGTATAAGTCAGTTTGGTCAAACTCGTGCTTTAGTTATAGACGAAGATAACAATATCCTAATCGGTAATGGTATGTATGACGCAATGGTTCATTTAAATTGGACTGAAGCCGATGCCTATAAAATTACAGGTTTAAATGAAAAGGATAAAAAGAAACTAATCTTGTCCGATAATAAAGTTTATGAGTTAGGAATGGACGACCAACCTAATATTGAATTATTTATTAAAGAAATTACAGGATTTGGTGATTTTGATATTGCAGGTTTTGACCCTGAAGGTTTAAAACTTGTAATGTTTAGTGAAGAAGAAGCAAATACTCAAGCAAATACTTACGGTGTTGTAAGTCCTGAAGTTTCACAATCTATGGACAAATCGCAAGAACGAGTAAATGAACAAGTCGCCAAACCTACGCAATGGGAAACCGATACACCTCTACCTCCTCAACCAATGACACCTCAACATAAAACTTGTGTGTGTCCTAAATGCGGTGAGGTAATTAAACTTGATTAAAAAGTTTAATCTTGGCGTAGATGTATTGACCATTGCAAAACAAAGAATTATAAATTCGTTTCAAAATAAACAAGACGTAACTCTATCTTTATCAGGAGGTAAGGATAGTATTGTTTTAGCAGACCTTATGTATCGTCTTGCTAAAACAGGAGAGATTGACCCTAAACGAATTGAAGTTATTTTCGTAGATGAGGAAGCAATATATCCCTCCGTTGAAGAAGTAATGAAGTCGTGGCGTATAAAATGGTTATCGCTTGGTGCAAAGTTTAGTTGGTTTGCTATGGAATATAAACACTTCAATTGTTTTAATCTATTACAAAATGACGAAAGTTTTATTTGTTGGGACGAAACCAAGAAAGATGTGTGGGTTAGACCTAAACCAAGTTTTGCTATTTCTCAACACCCATTATTTAGACCGAGAGAACAATCTTATCAAGATTTTTTAACTCGATATTGTTCAGGTCGTGTGAATATTGTGGGATTACGAGTAAGCGAAAGTTTTAGAAGAAGAAATGCTATTGCAGGAAGCAAAGGTAATAATTATGTATATCCTATTTATGATTTTTATGATTCTGATATATGGCGCTATATTAAAGATTTTAAAGTAGATTTTCCCGATGCTTATCTATTTATGTATCAAATCGGACTTACTAAAAAGAACCTTCGTATCAGTCAGTTTTTTTCTATTGATACAGCAAGGTCTCTTGTGCAAATGACCGAGTTTTACCCCGAATTGTTTAATAAGATATTAAAACGAGAACCGAACGCATATCTTGCTACGCTTTATTGGGATACTGAAATGTTCCGTAAAACCGAAAAGGTTGTAAAACCTAACGAAGATGGAACGATTGAAGTAAGAGATTCTAATCATTATAAAACTAAAGTGTTTGAATTATTAAAAAACAATACTTTCTTTATAACTCCATCTCAAAAAGATATTCAAAAAACAATTAGAAAGTTTTTTACTAAACACGGAGCAATTATTACAGGGTTAAGAGAAGCACACGCTAAACGCATCTTTCAATTTATGTATGAAATTGCTTATGGTGGAGACCCTAAAGGTAGAAGCACTCAAGCATTATTGAATCAATTATTCCATTTTGTTAAAGTGGAAGAAACGGAAAGAAGAAAAAAATATGGAAAATAAAGATTTATTATCGCCTTTACGAGATGTTAGATTTGTAAAACGCGAATTATTAAAACCTAACAACTATAACCCTAACGTAGTTAATGAACAAAACTTACAACTGCTTATTCAATCAATAATGACTAACGGTTGGACTTTGCCTATTGTGGTTAGACCTGATTATACAATTATTGACGGATTTCATCGTTGGATTGTGTCAGGACGAGAACCACTTCATACAATGTTAGGTGGATTAGTGCCTGTGGTTATTGTTAAACACGAAGACCAAAGCGAAGATATGTATGGAACTATTACGCATAACCGAGCAAGAGGAACTCACTTGTTAGACCCAATGAAAGCAATCATTAAAGAATTGCTTGATGCTGGTAAGAGCGTATCGGAAGTATCTAAACAATTAGGTATGAAACCTGAAGAAATATTCCGTCTTAGTAATTTTAGTCGTGAAGATTTCTTAAAGATGATGATAGAAGGCACCGAAGGTTATAGTGAAGCACACCTATTAAAGAAGGTGATGTAATGTGCCAAGACCTCGTATTGAAATAGACCAAAAGGCGTTTGAAAATCTCTGTGCTTTACAATGCACTCTTGTTGAGATTGCTGCGTTTTTTGACTGCTCTGAAGATACGATTGAACGATGGTGTAAGCGACAATATAAAGAGGGTTTTGCGGAGTTATATAAAAAGAAATCAGCGAAGGGCAAAATGAGTTTAAGACGAGCACAGTTTAAACTTGCTGAAACCAATACCTCAATGGCAATTTGGTTAGGCAAACAAATATTAGGACAAAAGGACCACGAGTTTATTGGTGCTATGGAACCGATAGAAATTGTGAATGATGTAGGTAAGAAAGATGATAACAAGGACAAGTAAAAAACAAATCAGTATGCAACAACTTGTGGGTGCAGGTTATAATAATTTTTGGAACTTTAAGGGTCGGTATAGATTAATAAAAGGTTCAAGAAACTCTAAAAAGTCCGTAATAGGTATGGGTTATCGAGTTATAATGGACATTTTGGAAAACAAAAATAACAATGTGCTTATCATTCGTCAGGTCGATGCTACTCAGCGTCAATCTACTTTTGCTAATATTGTGCGTTGGTTAAACGTAATGGGAATTGCAGACCGATTTAAAATTATTAACAACCCGTTAAAAATAGTTTATTTACCAACAGGACAAATCATTGTATTTCGTGGTATGAATCAACCAACATCTTTAACTTCGATTACAGTCGAAACAGGAGTGCTATCTAAAGTTTATATCGAGGAAGCGTTTGAAATTAAAGGATATGAGGACTTTAGAAAACTTGATGGGTCTATTCGTGGTATCCCACCTGAGGGCGTTACTTATCAAATTACAATGGTCTTTAATCCTTGGAATATTGACTCGTGGTTATATCAGCAGTTCTTTAAGGGGCGATTAGAAGATGATTACGAAACTTTAATGCGAGAACCTTATATGGAATTAATTGACGACAACTACATAGGCGACTATGGTAAGGGTTTATATCTAATGATTAACAACTACAAGATAAATGAGTTCCGTGATAAAGATGTATATGACTCTGCTATGAACGAATTATCTCGTAGAGCGCCTGATATATTCAAGGTTGAAGGACTTGGTATGTGGGGAAACGCTGCTGGTGCTTGTTATCCTGAGTATAGCGATAAGTTAATTATTTCAAGAGGTCAAGCAAACAATTACCAATATGTAGATTATGCTATCGGCATAGATACAGGGTTAGGCAACGGAGAAGGCAAAATAAAGAAACCCGAAGATGGCGCAACGATGATTCGTAGTGCTACTTCTATGCAACTTGTCGGACTAACAAGCGACTATTCTAAGTTAGTTTCTATTAATGAGTATTTTCATACCAACGCAGGACTTCCATCTCCCAAAACCGAACCTCAAATTATGGAAGAAATAATTAATACTATTTTTCAATGGAGAGAATTATATAAAGACCACCGAAAGTTAATGAAGGGTCTTATTTATGTGTGGGTTGATAGCGCTGATATAGGATTTCGTCAAGGTTTAGAACTTATGGCGAGACAAAAGGGTTTGTTTAATGTGTATTTTGGTTCATCAACTAAGATGAAAATACAAAACCGTATAGACATTATAAGGTTATTAATGGCTTGGGACGAATGTTTAATCAGTGAAGCGTGTCCTAACTTATCAAGAGAACTTAAAAACTCACGTATAGGTCAGGGAACAGCACGAGAAGATATTAACGACCACGCAATAAATGCTAACGAATATGGTTGGGCAAGTATGATTAAACAATTACAACGCTGGTCGCAGTTTAAAGAACGTTGAAATATTGTTTTCATATGATACAATAGAAAAGAGGTATAAATATGGGTTGGTTTCGTGATAGAATAAGAAATTGGTTAGGAGTAAACAATATGGGCAATTTACCAAAACAATACGACAATCGTTTATGGTTTATTAACGATGATGAAAAAATTAGAAAACAAAAACTAAGAGAATATTTGATTTGGTATAGTGGCGATAGTGATGAATTACTTAACCTTTATACTCAAGGACAATTCCGTGAGTTTCAAACTGAACCTATTTTTAATCGCAACAAAAAAGAATATTTTTGGGGCATTTCATCTACTGAAAACTCCATTAAAAGAAGTCATAGCGGTGTTCCTCGTGCTATTGTGGAAACATTAGTTAACGCAATTGGAACTCCTGTTTTTACTTCTGATGACCCAATGATTCAACAACGAATTGATAATCTTGTAAAAGAAAATGAATTGTTTGATACTATCAATCAAGAACAAATGCCTCTTACACTCGTGACGGGTTTCGGTGCTTGGAAAATTAACATTGACCCACAAATTTCTAAAAAACCAATTATTACATTTTATGATGCTCGTAATGTTAAGTTTGAAATTGTATCTAAACGTATTTTTGGTATTAAATTTGTAGATTATTTTACAGGACCTGATAAAAAAGCATATGCTTTGGTTGACCATCGTTTCATTGACGAAGGTAATTCTTATATTGAATATAAACTATATCAACTTAAACCAGGTAGAAAAGAAGATGAATGGGAAAAAGAAGCGGACGAAGTATCACTAGAAACTTTGCCTGAAACCGAAGGATTACAAGATATGGTCTTTAGTGGTTTAAACGAAATCCTTGGGGTCCCCTCAATGTTTTTCAAGGACACAATATATGAAGGATATGGACGTTCTATTTATACAGGCAAGATAGATTTATTTGATGATTTAGACCAAACCATTTCACAATCTGCTAATACAATTAGAAAATCTACACCGGTAGAATATTATCCTGTGGATTTATTAGAACGCACACCAACGGGACAACCAAAACTTCCTGCTCGTTATGACCGAACTTATGTTGCCACTCCTGCTGGTAGAAACGGAGATGGAGAACGAACCGGTAAAATAGAAGTAACGCAACCAGCATTAAACGTTGTTCAATATTCTTCTGAAGCACAAAGCATTTTATCGTTTATCTTAACAGGCATTCTATCTCCTGCCACTATGGGTATTGATATTGCTAAACGTGATAACGCTGATGCACAACGAGAAAAAGAAAAAGTTACGATTATGACTCGCAACAATATCATTATGAGACAAAAAGATTTACTTGAAAAAGTTATTATGCTTGCTTTAAAGGTGGAGGATTATATGATTAATCCCGTCATTGCTCAGTTTAATGATTATGAAATCGGTGTTGAATTTGAAGAATTTGCTAACCCATCATTTGAAAATCAACTAATGGCGTTATCTGGTGCATTACAATCAGGCGCTTTATCCATTGAACGTTATGTGGAATTATTATGGGGCGACACATTAGATGAAGAAGCGAAACAAAAAGAAATTCAATATATCACTATGTTTATGGGACAAGGCGCTATGAATCCAATGGAGATGTTATTGAATTCTCCCAATTATCAAGAAGGCACCCAACCTAATCCTGTTGCATTACCTGAAGAAGAAAGTATATAATGAATTAGAGGTAGTATTATGCCAAATCAAATTGAAAAGATGAATTTCTATTCTCGTCCCAAAGTAAAATCGTGGGGTAGAGACATTGGAAAAAGCAAGGTTAAGGATTCTAAAAAAGAACGTAAAGCAATGAAGGCGGCTTTAAAAGACGAGGAAAGATAATATGGAAAACTTTTATAAAAAACCAAAATTAGTTAAACCCAAACCTAAACAAAATGATTTTTGGAAACCATTTTCTAATCCAAAGTTATTAAATGACCCAAAAGTGTTTGAAAAATTTTCTCAAGATGTTTATAATAAAATTAACCAAGGTGTAAAACCAAAAATGAGTGATTATCATTTTGATAGATTTAAAGATTTTGAAAGTTTTAAACAAGATTATTTAGACCAAGGTGGAGATAGAAGCAGTTATATGGAAGAATTAGTTGGTGAATTTGCTTTACCAAAAGGTAGACGTGGAAACGAAATATTTGAACAATTTGAAGAAGTATTTCAAGGAAGCGATAAAAGAGACAAATTTGGAGATTATTTAAGACAATTTGACCTACAATTTGCCGAACAAATGTATAAACAATACATTGCTGATAAATCTAAAAAGAAGAAGGTAAAATAATATGTATCAAAAACCTAAATTAAAATCTCCTATGCAACAAGCAATTATGGATAGAATGAACAAGGTTGCTCAATATCAACCAGCATTAGGACAAAGACCTATGCCTGTTCAACAAGAATCATCACCAGGTGCAACTGTGCCTGATTTTGAATCAGCACCAACAACCGCTCCCGAATCATTAATTAACAATCCTGAATTTATGAAGTTTCAACAAGCGTTGTTTGCTTTAATGAACAAAGGCAAAAAATAATATGTCTTTCTATAAACCTCCAAAACCAAAAAATCCAAACGTCATTGATTTCTCAAAAGAAAGAAATCTAATATCTAAAGTTGACCCAGGTAGAATGGAATTTGTTCCTGATAATTATAGTAGGTTCGGTATTGATTATAAACGAGCAAAAGAAATTATTGACCAGGCGGAAAAAATGGGTATTACCCCTGACGACTTAGTGTGGTTTATGACCACTCACGACCCAAATAGAGGTAAGAAAAAATGAAACCAAAAAAGAAAAAAGGTTCAGACGGCAAAGCGTGTTGGGAAGGTTATCGTTATGCAGGAACTCGCAACGGTAAAGATTTATGTGTTCCAATGAAGAAGGATAAATAATATGAATCCAAAACCAATATTAAAAAGAGTTGGTGTGTCGGGTTATAATAAACCCAAACGCACACCTAATCACCCTACAAAATCTCACGTTGTTGTGGCAAAAGAAGGCGAAAAAGTAAAAACTATTCGTTTTGGACAACAAGGTGTTCAAGGTGCAGGAGATAATCCTAAAACTGAAAAAGAAAAAAACCGAAAAGAAAGTTTTAAAGCAAGACACGCCGACAACATTAAAAAAGGTAAAATGTCTGCTGCTTATTGGGCAAATAAAGTAAAATGGTAATTATATGAACACAAAACCAAAAATAAAACCAGGCAACTTAATGATTGATAAAATTATGATGACGGAAAAAAACAAAACTAATTTAGCAAATAAATTAGGATATTGGCCATTTCCAAGTCAAGTAAAAGCGGTAGAAAGTTCTAATGCACCTGATATAAAGGTAGTTGGAGACGGACTTCGTTTTGCTAATCCCAAAACAAACAAAGAAGTTTTATTGGCAGGTAATGTTGGTGGAGAAAAGAAAACATTTAACATTAGAGACCCACAATCAGGAGTTGCTCGTTTTAAATTAGACCAAGCAGCAAAGATTGACGAAACTCTCGGCGTTACTCCTGAACAAATTGAGGAACTAAATAAACCTGAAGTTAAACCTACTCAACAACCTCAACCAAAACAAAATAATCAACAACAACAAATTGAAGTTGCTGCAAAAAGATTAAACCCTAAATTATCACAAAGAGCAATTAGTAGAATAATTAATGATTTATTGTATGAAGCAAAAACATCAGGACAACCTTTATCAAATAGCGATGTTTATAATTATATGAGACGCGAAAACTTGCTTGATGACGAATATTTTGATGAAAACAAAAATTAAAAAATGAGCAAAAAGAAACAAATAGACGAACTTGCAGAGTTAGTAGGAACTGCGTTCGCTGAAATAGAAAGTGAAGCAAAGATTTTATCCTACAAACTTTTATTTCGTAATTATGATAAACCACTAAATGATTGGCAAAGTTTTCAACAAGCGCAAACATTAGAGTTTCGTAAAGTTATGAAAAACCTATTAGATAAGAAACTTCCTGTTATAAAAAGTGCTATTGAAAAAGCAGTAGTGTTAAATTTTAAGTTGTCTCAAGGTAAACTAAACCTTATTACTGAATTAGAATCATTAAAAAAAAACAAGGTTGTGTCCGTTAGTGTGCCTAAAATAGTAATAGAACGAGTAAATAATTTTAGTAAGTTTTTAGAAAACACAACTAATTCTTTAGGACAACAAATCATAATGGACCATATTAAACAAATAGGTCGTATTAGGTCATTACAGTTGATTACGGAACCGAAATATATCGGACTATATCAGACCATTAAGAAGGCGACTGAGGACGGAATAAACCAACAGGAGAGGGTTTTAACCGAGGGTGGTAGAAACTATACTTTTAAAGCATTTACTGAAATGTCGGTTAGAACGGCGTTACAAAACGATATATCAACACTTCAAGAACAAGTTGGTCAAGTTACGGGTGTAAGTTTTTATCTTGCTAGTTCTCATCGTGATAGCGCAGATGACCACGCTGATTATCAAGGAAAATATTATTATGATGAAAGATGGCGTAGTTTTACAAAACCTGAGTTTCATAAAGATATAGAAACCTACATAAGAAAAAATAATTTAAAAAGTTATCAATTCATAAAAAGCAAACCTGTATATTTTACAACAAGACCTAATTGCCGACATTATTTTGTTCCCGTGTCTGTGCAACAAGTATTAGAATTAGCGCCTGAACAACTATCTAAAAAAATAAACATACAAAAAGGCGAATATAAAAAAGAATATTATGATGCGGCACAAAAACAACGTTCTATGGAACGAAGTATTCGTAAATGGAAAGACCAACTTGCTTTACACGAAGAAGCATTGAAAGTTGTGAAAAC